CGCGCAGCCACAGGACCGCGCACCGGGCTGATCGACGAACTGTTTGACATCCTGCCCATCGAGGAAATCGGCGCCGGAGGCGGCGGCGGATTCGGTGCCGCACCCGGCAACGAGGCACTGCTCGACGGCATGACTGGGGGCGTCACCATCGTCATCAACGCAGCAATCGCCGAAGCCACACTCCCCGACAAAATCGTCGACGCGCTCACCGACTACAACCGACGCTCGGGACCGCTGCAACTCGAGATCGCGTAATCATGGCTGGCTCAGTAGTCCAATCGGGCGACTACCTGCTCGAACTTGACACAGGATTCGACTACGGCTCAATCCACCTAGACAACCCGACTAGCGCCGTGCTTGACAACACGACGTACACACTCGGCCCCAGCGCAACGACGTACGCCGACATCACCGAATACGTCACCAACATCTCCTACACGCGCGGACGCAAAAAAACCGACTACCAGTTCGGCGCCGGAGTCATGTCGTTCACCATGCGCGACGAGACAGGCATCCTCGGCCCGTACGACTCGACGTCACCGTACTACGACCCAGCCAACGACCAACCGGGCCTCGCGCCGATGCGCGCAATCCGACTGTCACGCGACGGCGAATACCTGTTCGTCGGCGTCGTCACCAGCTACTACTACCAGTTTGAGCTTGCTGGACCGAACTACGTCCAAGTCCAATGCGCCGACGAGTTCTACAAACTTGCACAAACCCAGCTCAACGAATACAACGTCAGTTCGGAGACGTCCGGGCAACGCATCGCAAGCGTCCTCGCCTTGCCCGAAGTCGACTACACCGGGACGACAAACCTCGCGACCGGGACAGTCAACCTCGGACACGACAGCTCGTACACCGTCCCGCAAGGCACCAACACGCTCGCCTACTTGCAGCAAATCAACGAAGCCGAACAGGGACGACTGTTCGTGTCGCGCGACGGCGTCATCACGTTCCAAGAACGCATCGGCGCAACCCTCAGCGGCTCGGTGATCGCTTTCACCGACGACGGCGCCGACGCCAACTACATCGGACTCGAAGTCGAGTTCGATGCAGACAACGTCGTCAACCGCGCCTACGTTCGCGCCCTAGACGGCAAAAACGCGACCGCCACCGACCCCGGCAGCATCGCGACCTACTTCACGCAATCACAAAGCATCACCGACAGCCTCCTGCACGAACAAACCTCTGTCGACGACCTCGCCGACTACCTGCTCGAGCCGGACCCGGCCCCGCGCTACACGTCACTCACGACGTGGTTCGGTGTGCTGACACCCGCGCAACGCGACACCGTGTCGACGGTCGACATCGGCGACACCATCAGCATCGAGAAAGAAATCCCCGGCATCGGCACGCAGGTCGGCAGCGAGCTGAGCATCGAAGGCATCCAAGCTGTGATCGACGTCAACCGGGGCCACACCATCACGTTTTACACCGCCCCGACCACGATCGTCTACCAGCTCGTCCTTGACGACCCGACGTATGGTGTTTTAGACGCCCTCAATGTTCTAGGCTGACAACATGGGTGCCAACGCACAGACCACCGTCCCAACATTTACCGCCGGGGAGGTGCTGACCGCCGCACAGATGAACAACAGCGCCCGGACAGGCGTGCCAGTGTTCGCGACCACCATCACGCGCGACGCCGGATTCGGCGGCACAGGCGAAAAGACGCTCGCCGAAGGCCAGATGTGTTACGTCGAAGGAACAGGACTACAGACGTACAACGGCACCAGCTGGGTGACGTGGGGAGCAGCACCATCCACCGGGGCGCTCGTGTATCTGACACAAGGCACCTTCACGACCGTCGCATCGGTATCAATGGCTGCTGGCACTTTTACCAGCACCTACGACCATTACAAAGTTTTTGTACGGTTGACCGCATCAAGCACCACCAATGCGTTCGGTATTCGCGTCAACAACGCGGGTTCTGCGCGTACTGGGGCCAGCTACTACTACGGCGGCAACAACGTGACTAACGGCGCGTCGTCATCAAGCATCGCAGGTTCGGGCGCGACCAGCGTCGTCGCCGGGTACACCAACACCGCGATCTTCGGCCATTGGTCGATAGACGTACACGACCCGCTCAACACCAGCACCTACACAGGCGTCACCGTCAACTACATCGGAAGCGACAGCGGCGGCAACAGCGGCGGCGGATACACCGGCGGGTTCTACTACGTCACCGAAGCCAATGACGGTCTCACGTTCGTCGTTGCAAATACGATGAGCGGCACTTATTGGGTCTACGGATACAAGGACAGCTGAACATGAGCAACCCGAACATCCAGATCGGCGACGAAGTCCGACCAATGACCGACGCTGAATACAAAGCACACAAAGCCGACATCGCCGCACAAACCGCCGCGCTCGAAGCAGTAGCGACAGCCAAAGCGTCCGCCCTTGCCAAACTTGCCGCGCTCGGACTGACCGACGACGAAATCGCCGCACTGTTGGGTTGACATGAACAAGAACGCGCAACTACAAACAGCGGACCAGACGCTGAAAGGCGCGATCATCGGTCTCGTCACCTACGTCGCGTACAAGTACGGGTGGGACATGCAACTGATCGCGCTCAGCATCCCGGTCGTGTCAGGCGTGTTGGCAGCAATCAGCACGAGGGTCGGCAACCGCTCGACCGCGTGCCTGTTCGTCGCAAAAGATGACGACCAGCAAAAGTAAGCCGTACGTCGTCACGACGTACCCGGTCGTCAAGCACGCCTTACCGGGGACGAGCAAATGGGCCGAGCTTGCTACAGCTCACTCGGGCGGCGCTTTGTGGAACAACGGGACTTGGGTGATGCGCGACGTGCGCGGGCAAGCCGGGACGATCAGCAATCACGCGCGCGGGGTCGCGATGGACTTGTCGTGGCGCTACAGCAAGGCGTCAGGCAAGGGCGTGTCGGACGGTCGCACCAAGGCCGTCAAGTTTCTGCAACGATGCCTCGACGAGTGGGACACGCTCGGCATCCAGCTCGTCCTTGACTATTGGCCCGACTCAAAGGCGTCCGCCTACTACGGGCGCGGCTGGCGCTGCGACCGAGTCGGCACCGGGGTCGTCAAGCCGCACGCTTTCGAGGCGTGGCGCAAGTACGACAAACCGACGATTCACGGCGCCCCCGGCGGCGACTGGTTCCACATCGAAATCGTCCGTGAGCTGGCGGAACACCCCGGACTGGTCGAGCAGGCGTTCCGCAAGGTATTCACCACCGCCTGACAGACCTCCGCTAAGGTCGAAGCCAACCACTACCACATCGGAGGCAGCACGATGTCAGACCCAAACCAGCAAGCCGTAGTCATCCTCTACGAGGTGTTCACAGGCACGGCGCCAGACGGCAGGCAAGTGATGATTCAAGTGTTCAGACGCCAAGGACAGGACAAATCCATGTTCGCCCAGCTCGCGTTCCGCGACAAGTCGTGGCAGACGTGGAGCGCCCCCATCCGGCTTGACGACCAGCACGAGATCGTCGCCAACCTCGAGGCGCCACAATGACCGCCGTCGGCAAGCTCATCGGCGCGCTCATGGCCTCGGTCTACGCGATGTTCATCGTCGCCCTCCCGACCGCCCCGGACGCCCCGGACACGGTCCCGACCACCGTCTACACGCCCGCCACAAGCGTCCAGAACGCGCCTGTTGCGACCAATCCGCCGACCCCTACCAGCACCACCCCCCACCCCCCAGCGGGCGACTGTGAGGCGTACGTCGGCATCGCCTACGCGGTCGGCTGGCCCGTCGACGCGCTCGACACCCTCAAGCTCGCCATGCAGCTCGAGTCCGGGTGCGACCCGGCAGCCGTCGGTGACGGCGGCGACTCGATAGGTCTGCTGCAAATCCACTGCCCGACGTGGGGGACACCGTCACGCAACTGGCCCGTCGGCTGGATGCAGCACTACGGCTGGGGCGACTGCAACGACCTCACCGACCCGATCGTCAACCTGACGGTCGGACTCGCAATCTACGAAGGCTGGACAGGCTCGACACCGGGCTGGCAGCACTGGCACGCCCTGCCATGAAACAAATCCGCCTGTGGTGCTACACCCTCGGCCTATTGTGCGTCGTCGTCGTGATCGCGAGCCGCTGATGCCCGCCGCGTGGACCGACTTCGACCAGCTCGTCACCGACCTCAGCCTGTGGCTCGAGAAAGAACCCAACCACACCAAGGCACGCCTGCTCATGCGCGCACTGTCGTACATCTACTGGCAGAAAAACGTGATCGAGGAGTGCAAGGGCGACAACGCCACGCTGGAGGCGATGCTGCGTGCCAAATAGACACAGCATCGAACTACGCCAACCGATACTCGACTACTTGCGCGGCGTAGCGGACGAACGCAATCGACAAGACCGGGCGCGCGGCTGCAAGCATCGGCCCGGCATCGTCGGAGACAACGCACAACGCAAAGGCGTCATGGGCGAGTTCGTCTACTGCGCGTGGGCAGGCATCGACTACACCGAGCACGAGTTCATTGACGGACCGTTCGCGGACGACGACGACATCAACGGCGTGCAGATTAGGTCCACGACGCACTCAACCGGGCATCTCATCACCTACGACCGCGACAAGCCCGCACCGTACGTCCTCGTCACGCTCGACAAGGTCGACAACGACCTGATCGTCGGCACGTTGCGCGGCTGGGCGTGGCTGCGGGAAACGACCGTGCCAAGCAACTGGCGCGCGCAGTACGACTCGTACTGGACGCCGCAATCCGCGCTACACCCGATGGACACACTTGAGATCAAACACAACTAGGAAGGGCAGCCATGAGTTGGGACCTGAAGGATTACGTCGACGTACCAGCGCGACTCAAAATGTTGGCGGAGAAGTTCCCCGACGTACGCATCGTCGAGTCCGAGCCGCGCATCCGGCAAATCGGCGACAAGACGTACATCGAGGTCCGCGTGCAAGCGTGGCGCAGCCCGGACGACCAGCATCCCGCGATCGCGTACTGCTGGGAACCGTTCCCGGGTGACACGCCGTACACGCGCGACAGCGAACAGATGAACGCCGCCACGTCCGCGCTCGGTCGTCTCGCGGCAATCATGCTGCCGGGCGCGTTCGCCAAACAAGCGTCAGCCAACGAGGTGCTGCACCGTGCAGGCCCGCCCCGTCAGCAGCGTCAACCCGTACCGGCGGTCGGCGAACCCGACCCTTGGGAGGAACGCAGCCACGACCAGCAGATCGAGGACATCGTGCAACGCGAACGCGAGAAACGCACAGCTGCGACCGCCGACGGCCCGGCAACGCAACCACAGAAAAAGATGCTCGCGGCGCAGGCAAAACGCAAAGGCTTGACAGTGGCGGAGGACTTGCGTGTATTCTGCGCGGACACAATCGGGAGGGATTTGGTGAGCGCGAAGGACTTGACGAAAGCCGAAGCCTCGAAGGTGATCGACGCGCTCATCGCCCTGCCGGACAAGGCGGAGTCGTGACGAGTCGTCCGCAGTCGGCAGCAGCCGTCAAGTCGTGGGTCAAGATGTCAATCCCGTCAATCCAAGCGACGATGTTCGCGTTGCGTGAACTCATCCGCACGCCGCAGCAGTCGTGGACTGCCGAGCAACGCAAGTGGTGGGGCAGTCTCAACATCGCTCTCGGGCAACTCGAATCGGACATCAAAGAACAAGAACGCAAAAAAAAGTAGTACGCCGATCTCATCGGTGCTTCACAGCGGCGCGACTGTGTGCAGGTGCAAATCCTCGGCGACTCATCATCGTCAGTTCGCCCGTCAGACAGGCTTGTCAGTCCATGCACACAGATCAAGTGCGT